TGGTATTCCTTTTTCAAGAGGCGTCGCTGTGCCTTCTTGATTGTATAGTGGAACTGGAACAAGTCTTTCTTGTCAAGCGTGAGGGCTTCCACTGCTCCATCCTCTGCGTAAATCATCGGGAGGTATTTGTTCTCATACGTGAGTGTGAGGAACTTCGATGATGTTGATACCTTCTGTTCCTGGAGTAGGCGAAAAGCCCAATCCATCCTTCGGTTCTGTAAACAGAAGTTACATTTCCCGCAACCTACTGTGTGCGGTATGTCGTCGTGCTTAACGACAATTGGTCTGTAGCACCTCATAGCCTGATACCGCCACGGGTTACCTTGTAGCTGTTCAGACCTTTTCTTCCGCCACGTCTGCGGGATTTCTTACCACTGCGTTTCTTGTAACTCTTGAACTTTGGAACTCTGCGTTTCATGATTGGTATTGGTTTAGTTTAGTTTTTCTCGCTTGACGCTGTGTGCATTCCCGGCCCGAGTCGGAGCGAGGCCGGATAATCCTTTAGACAACTTACCCCAAATGCCTGCATTACTTGTATCTCTTTTGTGCTTTCTCGAACTGCTCCCACTTCTTGGCGTTCTGCAATGTACCAGGAGCCAGGGCTCCCTTGCCCCCTCTGAACATTGCAACACCTTTTCCGAGTGCTCCCACTGCTCCCCCAAATAATCCGGTTATTGCTTTGGCAGCAAAGTAGTCGTTCTGCAGGTCGAGGTTTCTTGTCGCTTGTATTAGGCGCTCTTGCTCGAGTTCCTGCGTTCTCCGTTTCCCCATGAGGAACTCTCTTTGGCTTTCTCCGAAACGAGTTCTTTCGTCTGGGATCCCGTCAAAGTTACTCCAGGATCCAGCGCCTTCTTTGTTTCTCAGGATCTGACTTTTGAGGAAAGCGATATCTGGGTAGTAATCTACATCAGTCCTGCCCATCATCTCCTTCTGTCCGAGTAACTCTCCTTGCGTTTCCATGTTGGAGACTTGCGCGTTCTTGATTCTGAAATCCTGGAACTGATTAATCTGTGTTGCCATATCCAGGATTGGCGGTTGATATGAGTAGTCAACCGTTGGCGCATTATACTTTGGCAGACTGCCAGCACTCTGTCCAGCTGGGGACCCCGAACCGTACACTAGGTTCGGATTTAGTCCTGCTGCTTTCAGTCTTTCCATCTGTGCTTGCGGTGCGTTGTAAACGTTACCGCGATTCCACATCTCTAAGTCTTTGGAGTATCCATACTCTGCCAACTTCATGTTGGCTTCATTCTGCCTTCGCTGTTGCTCGAAGCCAAACATACTTCTGCCTACGTTGGCGAAGCCACTACCGAGCGCTGCGAGTGTACTTCCTACTCCCATAAACGATTGGGTTTATCGTGGTCGTTCTGACTGCCTGTGTGGCGTCTTCGGTCGGGCGCGCTGAGCCTGTGACCGCGCTCCGGGCGATTAGAGCCATCGGGCTCGTCAGACCCCCGATAATACCGCTCCCGCTCGTTAATGGGTTCAGGGCCATCCTTTGGCCCTTTATACCCCGGTTTTCCGGGGTTCACAATAGTCCCCTTGTTACTATTGTGCTGAGATGGTACAAACTGTTCCGCAGGGTCGTATTCCGCACGTTCAATTTCAGGCTGATTTCGGGCTTTCAGTTCTGCCTGTTCCCGGTCATACTCGGCGTTTAACTGGGCGATTTTGGCGTGCAACCTGGCATGCTCATCGTCCTGTTCTGTCAGGTCTAAGCCCCTGAACTTCTCCCGGTCGATCTCGTCGTGGTCTGTGTCCTCTGTGTATTGTCCATCTCTCCCTGATAACGGTTCACCGTTATCGTTCCTGGCGAGTAGCCTTTTGAGGCTTACCGCATCTCCTTGTACTGTCATACTCTTTGCAGTAGTTACCCTTCCTTTGTCCTGGACAAAGGTGCTCCTGGTAACTACCTTTCTTGACGGTTGTGATTCTTTTGTTTTCATAGTGAAGGTGTACCGAAGTATGGCAACGGGCGAATAGCACTAACATTATGAAACACCTGGCAATAGATGTCGTCTGTCTCCTGACTTGTGACTGCAAAAATCCTTTTCGTGTCATCTGGTTTGCACCTGGTGAATTCTGAATTGAGCGTTGGTTGGTTCGCGAATATCCTGGCGAGGTGCCAGTAACTCAAACTGGTTTTGAACTCTCCGTGGACGGTTCCCATCTTGTACTTATACTCTGCGTATCGCGGAGTATAACCAAATGTTCCCTCGGCATTGTTTGCAGCTGCACCGGTATAGTATAGTTCCTTGTTGAGTATTTCCTGTTCTCCGATGTTGGCAAACTCGGGCCATGCATAATCGAAGCGGTCGTTCTTCATGTACATCTTCGGAATTCCTTGCATATATCCTGTCTTCGGAATTACACTCATGATTGCAATGACGTGGCCATGTTCTGTAAATGATTTCCGGAAACTGTTTTTACTTCCTACCGATATCCCATGTCCTGACATTTCACCAACCGGGTCGAGGACTGGGCCACCTGATGGGGCTCCTGCTGTATTCAATACTTCTGAAATTACTACAGGCTGTCTGCCACCACCTAAGTACTCCGGACGCTGCAACCTTGCGTCATTCGGTGCGCTTCCGAAATGACTCAACAACTGTTCGATGTATCTCGCACCACCACGTGCGTTTCTCTCAAGCCATCTCTGCAGTGCGTTAGCTCTGCGTAACTCTTCGATTAAGATTTCTCCTTGCGTTTCTATCCTTGCTCCCACGGAGCCAACGAATGCCACGCCCCCGGTGCTTTGCAATGCACCGTCCTGTATTTGTGTTCCGTCGGATGACTTCTTCACCGTACTGGCGCCTCCATTGTTCGGGTAGGATACTTGGGCTCCGCTTTTTGGGCCACGTTGTGCCCACGGAAGGGCGCTCGTAAAATAATCTTTCTCATATGCGCGTTGTCGCATCGTTGTCAATGCAACATAGTCTGCTTGACTGTCTCCATCTCCTTTGCTGAATACAATAGGATTGTCCAGGGTTTGATCCCTGTAGAATTCATTATAGATTTCTGCGTATGCTCTGAATGGCAATGCACTCACTGGTTGAAATATGATGGGCTCTGCTTCTGTTAAATTGGGCATCCCCATATAATCTGCCAGCGTTCCGGGTTCAATCAAATTTGTGTCCTGCAATTTCAGGAACGGATGTACTGGTGACGATGTTCCATCGGGGCCACCTGTAATGAAGTCTTCCCAGTTATTCCATATGATTCGGTTTGGCACGAAAAAGTAGTGACAAAATACATTCACTCTGTGCATGATTGGCGCAATCATCGGAGCCATGCGAAGCATGATTTCTGAATTGACTTTGAAGTTGTCCCCCGGCAATACTTCCTGCACCATGATGGGTACCAGGTTGCCCATCTTTAACGAAAGTTTGACGTCATGTGAGAGGTCGAATTTATTCTTCTTGACCTTTGCGCTCTGTGACTGATTGAAAATACTCATGCTATCGAATTTAGTTTTAGTGATTTGATTCTGATTCTGTCGTGCTTGAATTTCAGTTGCTCGTTGTACTTCTCCTGGGCTACGAGTTCACTTCCATACAAATGTACCATTTCTGCCATTTCTAGCTCAAAAGATGCTTCTATAGCGTCGCTAATGTCGATTTGAGCCAGTTCAACACTCGTTGCCAGTACGTCCTTGTACCATTCCTCGCACTCGCGGAAAATCTTCTCTTTGTAGTACCGTGGAAGACGAATTTTGCGTTCTTCATGCATCGCATACATTCTGAATGTTGATGGGTCATACTCGTTCTCTGCTCTGTGCCAGTCTCGGTTGATCATGTAGTTTGCTCCGATGCCGGGGTTCCTGCTCATGGCATTGAATGGCCTTTGCCTTTTGTCTTCTACCTTCTCCCACTTGAGTGTTTCCGGATTCAAGATATCTGAGTGAAGGGATTCTCTGTCGATTACATACTTGGCAACATAGTTTACACTCTTGGAAGTACACGTTCCTACGTGGACGATTCCCTTTCCCCATATTTCGCCATCCATTAGTTTCGCTTCAATCTCCGGGTGAAGATTGAACATGATTGAATGATAGTGAGGTCTCAGCTGAGTGCCGTATTCTCCCACTGAGTAGTAGCGGATTCTGTTCTCCTGGTATTCCTTTTTCAAGAGGCGTCGCTGTGCCTTCTTGATTGTATAGTGGAACTGGAACAAGTCTTTCTTGTCAAGCGTGAGGGCTTCCACTGCTCCATCCTCTGCGTAAATCATCGGGA